GAACTTGACGTAGTAGTCGTCTTGAACAAGCTCGACGTCTCCTTTGACCTTTACCCGAAAGTCGTTGTAGCACTTGATAGGTAAGTCGGTGATAGCCGATACTTCTTTGTAGACGAGTCCCAAACCGGTGTTGGATAACGAGTCGGATACGGTGACGTCCAAGGCGCTCGTCATGACGATCTTGATGACCGAACTGTTAGCGGTAACTGAAGAAACGCCTGAAATAGTCGCCGTTGTGAGGTCCGTCGCTAAAGTAGTCGCAATATCTTCGGAACTATGGTCGGCACCTCCTGTAACTGTTTTCGTGGTTGCTGTGATCTTAACGCTGTACTCGGTGTTGTGGTTCCCCTGCTTGACGAACACTATCGCCTCGTCGGCTAACGCCGTTGAAGTCGTAGCGTCCATAGCGACCGTAGTCTGCTTGTTCACAACGAAAGTGTAGTCGGCTACCGTCAACGCCCTAAGATCCCTTAGAGGAGTCGTGGCGGTGTTTAAATAGGTTTGAGCGTCCGCTGTGATGGTTGTGGTAATGGACGCCCCTAGAGACACGTTGAAGATGCTTACAGCCGCCGTACCGCCGTTGTTGGCAAACACCATGACGTGCTGGTTGTCGGAGTCCCTGTCCACGAACTGAACCAACGAGTCGTCGGGTATCTCCGTGCCGAACAAATCCTTTACGTGGTTCGTGTGCGGTCGCTTCGTCAACCCGTCCACAACGGAACTGTAGGCGTTTACCTGCTCCTCCGCTTGACCGGGATACCGAAGATTATCGGGTTGTTGCGATACACCTTGTACCAGATTCGGTACACTAGTGGTAAGAAGTGGCATCGTGACTATCGGTCAATGACGCGCAATACGTCGTAGTTGTCGAATATGGTTCTGTCGGCGTTTTCGCTGTCGGACGATATTGCCCGTGCTTTAGCCTCGATCTCATCGCGCAACGTAAACGATTCTATCTCTTGTGATCCTAGAAAACGATTGGCGAACTTGCGTGAGGCGCGGACCAGGACGAAGTAGCGGAATTGTTCCGGCATCTCCGTGAAGTCCAATTGAAAAGTGATAATGACCTTGAGGTCTTGTGTGAAAACGTCCGTGTGGTTCTTCCTGTCGTACAGGGTAGCTCCTCTCTGAACAACGTCTACGTCGGTGTATTTACCGGCTTCGGTGTCGATCTTGAGCGTGTTGGACGGTAACACGAACTTGTTGGTGGAGGCGTCTCTGACTACGTCGTAGTCGTATTCGGTATTGAAGTGCCAACCATCGCTCTGTATCTCGCGCGTCACCTCGTCCAATAAGGATTCGGCGGTAACGACTGATACGGGAACGCTGGTTCCTCCGAGAGTGTTGACGGGGCTTTCGCCTATCACGCCCAACATGGAGTTAACAGCTTCTAACTTACTTGTGAGTGCCATTGTATGTAATAAATTAAAGCTTTGGCGGAGGTCGGGTTAAAGGAAGGAAAACGATTAAACCTTTCTATACCGACCCCCGCCGCAGCAAGAGTGTGAGTTAAGCTACGAGTTCAAGCGCGCATTCACCACGGAGTATTCCGTGACCCATTGCGTACTTCGCTACGAACAACGTACCTTGACGTTCGATCTGATACTCGGACTCGGTTGCGAGATCGAGAAGCTTGACCGTACCCACGGCGGACGAGTGAGCAACGATTCCAACGGTGTTTTCAAAGTTACCATCGTAACCATCAGTAGCAGCGAACACGTCGTTGCTAGCACCTGCATCGCCTGAGTTCGTTCCTGAAGCGGAAGTCAAGTCAGTCGTAGGAATGTTCGTGGACTTGTAGATGTCGATACCTGCGATTTGAGGGATCGTACCACTAGCAAGCGAACCGGAACCTCCGACGTCCTTATTAACAGCGGAAGTGGAAACCGACAAAGCTCCGCTCGCACCTGTGATCAACCTGTAGTAGTCGGTTGGGTTGAGAACGCAGAAGCGCCCATCGCTGGGAACGTCGTTGTTGTCGAGAGCAGCAGCGGCAGTGAACAACGCAGCAGTGAGATCAGCACCGGAGAAGGCGATTTTTGTGCCTGGTGTACCTGGAGCGCTGAGATCATTGTTGACTACATCCACTTGAGCGCCTGTCGCACCACCGGTTACACCGGGAGTAGCTAGACGAGCAGCGGCGATGAACACCTTGGCGAGAGCAATATCGAAACGCTTGGACAATGCACGGCCCATCTCTGTCGAGTAGACTGAACGAATGTCGTAGTGGTTCTTTACGTCGTCGATGTTACTGAGGAACGTAGAAGCGAGGAGAACGTCGTCGATAGTGATGATCTTCTCGTTCTTCTTAGGATCGCTCAAGTAGCTGTTACCTGCGTCCGCGATGTTCTGACCGGGAGTGTGGTAGGAAGCGGTAGCAATACCCGTAACAGGGAACTGAGCGCTCTTTCCATTCTCGATGGTGCGAACCGTGTGGAGTGCCTTGAATACGTTGTTCGATTCAAAGGTAGTTAATATTTCACCGGCGAACTTCTTCAGAAAGAGAGCGTCTGCTGCTCCCGCTGAATTAATCTGACCGGCGCGTGAGGGAGTGGTATCTCCATTAGCCATAGTATTTAATCCTTATAATAATAGTTAGTAGTGTGGTTTGTTTTAACCGCCTACAGCGTCGGTCGGAATCATGGTTGTCGGGCGCACCCGGCCAAGTCGTCTTCGTCGCTTAATGCGTGATAAATTGTTAGTCGTCGGAGGTCAGCGGTATCGCGTACCATCCTTCGGGTAAGGTCACCTTGTTCGAACTCTTCTCCCAACCGCCCTCAGGCGTAGGAAAATAGACGTGACCCTTGACGTCGTCTGCCAAGCGGACAACGTCGGTAGATTCGAATGAACCGTCTACGAATACGATCCGCTTACTTGCGCAACCGCTTGCGAAGAGCAGACTGCAAACGATCCCTGTCTTCAGACTCCAGCTTGTGAGCGTCCGAAGCGGTCGTTGGTTTCTTGATTTCATTGACGGTTTCCTTGAGGAAGAATTCGATTATCGTTTTAAGTATAGACGCGAGGAACCCCACTACTTCTCTTTGGCCTTGCCGACGTTAAACGCCAACATGTCCAGTATCTTGTACAGCTTCTTTACGATGCCGTCGTCCTTTGGAGTAGGCGTTATCGCCGCTACAGCCGAAGCCAGAGCTACAGCCGCCGTGAGTATGCCCAGGATCAAGTCCCAGTTTTCTTGTACGTATTGCATGTGATATTCCTTGGTTAAATGTTACTTATTGCTAGTCGTCGGTCTATCTCGGCGTGATACGCTTTGTCTCCGCTCTTGTATCGCGGGTCGTTCATCGCTCTGGTGACCTCTTGCATGGATTGATATGGTAAAGTTGCCGAACCCGTCGTGGACCCCATAGCCAGCTTTGGAGCCGTTGAACCCGTTGAAGACCTGTACCGTGCGTGCAAACCACTTACTGCGAGCTTTGCGTGGTCTACCGTTCCGTTGGTCACTACGTCGTTGTAGGCGGTCATCTCATCGTCCGTAAGGTTCTTTCCCGCCCATTCCGTCATGGCGTCGTAGTCGGTTCCCGCTTCGCCTTTGATAGCTAACTGTTGGTTCTCCGTCAGGGCGGCTTGACCGGCGGCGTAGCTGTCAACTAGCTCCCGATTAAGTCCTAGCTTGGCTAACGATTCGTAAGTCTCGTCACCTAACTCTCCTTTTTCGAAGAACTCCTTGGACGCCTCTACGATCAGGTCGTTGCTATTGGTAGGTTCGGTCTCCGCCGTCTCTTCGTCCGTCTCCGCCGTCTTGTCCCCACCCATCTTCTTCTCTAGCTCACCGTAGGCTTTCGCCATGTCTTCGGCGTTGTCGAACTTTTCCGGAAGCCACTCAGGACGCTCCGTATCAGCAGCGTTGTCCTCATTTGAATCCCCATTCCCTGCATCCTCCGCGCTTTCGGGAACGTCCTCGGTAACTTCTTCCGGTTCGATCTCTCCGGGTGTCTTCTCGTTGATTTCCACTCGTTGTAATTCAGCCATCGTTTGTTTCCTTCGTTTGGATGTTGCTATATTGCTTTATTGTTCTTGCGGCGGCGGTTCTTCCGTAGCCATAAATTGTTCTTGGGCGGCGTTAATAGCGGGACCAACTGCCGGTGCGCCTAACTTCATCATCATCTCTTGTTGTTGAGCTTGTTGCATAGCCTGTTGAATCTCTTCGTCCGTCTTGATTAACCCTTCGGTCTCGATTCCAAGAGCGGTAGCACGGCGTTTGAAGTAGTCGCCTACGTTGACGTATTGAGCGACCGCGTCGGGACCGACCACCTGGTTAGCTCCGGCTAGGAACATGTCCAACCTGTTAAGGTCGTTACCGCGTCCTAGAGCCTCTATGCCCGTTACGATGGTCGGCTTGACTATGTCCTTGGGTAGCTTTGGTAGACGGTCCTTCTTACTCATGCGGTCCATCAAGCGTGTAACCAAAGGTAACTGGAACTCTTGGGAAAGGATGCTGTACAGTCCGCCTAACGCCGCTTCCAATTCCTGCGACAACATACGGATCTCTTCAGCGGTAACCCTCTCGGCGTCCCTGACCACGTTACTGTTGAGCAGGAAGGCGTGACTAAGGCGGTCTTGAATCTGAGCCATAACCGTTTGAGCCACTCTAAAATCATTAAACTTGTTAAGTTGTAAGACCGATACGTCTCCGTCCGACCCCTGAACGATTGCCCCGTTGGGAGCTTCAGCCAGAGTACGGGCGCGAGTCGTGCCGTTCGGATTAACCATAAACAAAACCTTGGCTGCTGCTGCTGATCCCTCCACGATGGCTTTCGTCAACGCTTCCAGACTCTTTAAGTCGCCTATGTATTCCTCCACGAACCCTCGTCCGTAGTCCTCGCCGTCGATACGGGTGTATCGCAACGGTAACCACGGAGTCTTGTCCAGAGCGTATTCGCCGTAGGACTCTTCGATGGGCATTCCCTTGACGTCTTGACGAACAACGTACTTGTCGCCTTCACGCACGATGGAGGTGAATAACTCACAGGTGTCCTCTTTGGACTCTTTATATACTTCGTCCCGTACCGACTCCGGTAGCATCATAGGCGCTAACGTCTCCTTGATGGCGATGTGTGTGACGTTGCCCATTGGATCACGCTTAACCACGTATCGGTCGGGTCTAAAGACACGCATACCGCCGTCATCCGGCAGGTAAAGCAAAGTGTTACCTGTTATCAATAAATTCTTTAAAGCTTCGAACACGCCTACTCTGAACGCTTCCACCTCGACTTCTTGCGATACCGCTCGTTCCACTTCGCTGAGAGCTTTCTCAAGATCCGTGCGTAGCTGTTCGCCTTGCTCTTCACCGAGTTCCGCTTTGGCCTTGTCCAACTCGTAACGGTCTATGACCAAACGGAAGAACGGAGCGTTGGGCGGTAACAAAGCTATAAGCAGTTTAG